CTCAATCTCGCTGAACCGCGACGGGTCCAGTTTGCCGAACCCCACGCGATAAAGCCCCGAAGGTACTTCACTGAGGATGTCTGCCGTGAGCAGATACCGTCCATCGGTCAACGCAACACCCTTGGCGACGAACTGAGTCGGCTCCTCTGCCTGCACTTCCTCCAGCCGGTCGGCCAACTCCTGGCTGTAGACCATGCCGTACTGCTGCCCGTACTCATATGACACGGGGAGGTGCGGCAGCAACTCAGCAAGCGTGGTGGGGTTCGCTGGTGGCGGCGATGGCTGTGGGTCAAGGTCTTCTGGCATGGTTACTCCTATGGAATGGCGGCGGCGATTTGGGATACGAGTGTGGTGACGCGGGCGTCTAGGAGGGAGAGGTCTGAGATGGCACTGCCTATAGAGTAGAAGGCAAGGCGCAAACCAGATGTCGCAAAGTCGTCGGCTGCCCCGTCGCTATTGCGGCAGAACACGTAAGAGTTTTGCGCGTATGGCACTTGCGAGTCTGCCGTTACGCTAAGATTTGTGCCAGCACTCCTTGCGATGTACGAGTTCGATTGGCTTCTGGAAACGCCTGCAAGACCAGATGTCCACTGAGCGTCTGTCTTGTCGGTCACGCCAGTATTTGTTTGGCTGCGAAACACTAACGTATTCGTAAACCCGGGGGGATTTCTTCTGCCGATTCTGGTGATGCCTGCTTGCAAAGCACCAACGCCCATCGCTGTGCCATTGGTCACGGCAGTGGCATACGCTGCCATATGCTGGTCATTCTGCGGATCAGCATTGTTCGCCCTGTTGCTGTCCAAGTACTTGGTGGTGCCGTTGCCAACCAGCCCCGTCTCCCGGTTGTAATCCCCCGAAGACCAGCCGCCGTACGCAGTCGGTGCCGTCCCAGCCAAAGGAACCAACGCACCGGCGATCGTCCGTGCGCCGCAGAGTATGCAACTGGCCTTGATCGCATTCCAAAGGTTGTCTTTTTTGAGGCCGACTATGAAGGAGTTGATCGCCTGCTTGACGCCGGTTTCCAAGAAACTGCCGTCAGCGGCTTCCACGGCACGGATGTATGCCAACGCATCGCGGTCAAAGCCGTCTTCATCAATGGCTCGCAGGTCAGCCATCAGCGTGGAGACAGCGGAATCAAGGGCGGCAAGGTCAAGGGCGGAGCCGATGGAGTAGAAGGAGAGTGTGGCGTCGGTAAGCCCCGTAGCAGAGGCCACGCCAAAGGCACTGCCATACACACCGACTTGATTCGGTGATCTCGGTACGGAAGTGACCGTGCCAGAGTTTGCTGTCCCGGCAGACCTTGCTGCCAGTGCCGTAGAAGAAGTCCTGCTCATTCCGCGAAAGCCTGCTGTGGCGGCAGTCCCGGTTATCACAACAGACCCTGACGGAGATGACTGAAACGAGTCATTCAGCGACCCAGATAGTTGCAGGATTGCGTTTGTGTTTCCGCTGTCTGTGTCGCCCATGATGTAGCGTGAACTGCCACCGACAACGGTAGGTGCAGATGCGGACATGTAGGCCGACTGATGCACATCGTTCTGGTTGTCTGCTGTGCCAAGTCTGTTCGTCCCGATCCATTTGTTGCTGCCATTCCCTTTCAGCCCAATGCCCGCATCCAGGTCAGCCGCAAGGAACCCATTGTTAGTCGGTGCCGCACCCTTCAGCGGGTACAACGCTCCCGCCAAGTTCGTCCACCCGGCCATGATGCACGCGGCCCCGATGTCGTCATAGAGACCGCCGGACTTCAGCGTTCTGACGAAGCGGTCGATGGCATCTGCCTTTGCCTTCACGGTCATAGTGTTCCTCCGGCAGCGTATGCCGCTGTGATGTACGCGATGGTCGCCGGGTCGTAATCGTTGGGGAGAAGCCCGGTCAGCGTGTGAAAGCGGATCGCGGTGACAAGGTTTGTGACTCGCTCGTCCATCGCGGCAAGGTCGATTGCGGCACCGATGGAGTAAAAGGCAAGGCGTCCGTCACTGAAGTTTGCTGCGGTTCCAGTTGCGTTTCTTGCGAAAATAAACGTACTGTACGAGTCACCCACCCAAGATGCAGATGTGTGCGTCCCCCCAACACCATCAATGCGGAACTTGACGTTGGCTGCGTTATCACGCGACATCCCCATCAGCCCGGTAGCATTGGCCTTTCCAGCGGCAACGTACTCAACCGCCCCGTCCCGAAGATAAAAATCTGTCGGATAACGAGAGTTGAGGTATTTCACGGCAGATGCCGTAAAAGCACCAAGGTAATATGAGTTGAAAAGAGTTGTCGGCAGAGTAACGAACGCTGAGAAGTGGCTATCGTTCTGCCCATCCGCATTATTCGCCCTGTTCGTATTCAAATACTTGGTGCTGCCGTTGCCCTTCAGCCCCGGCGTGCTTCCGCTTCTGGAGTAATCGCCGGAAGCCCAAGAGCCAAATGCAGTCGGCGTGAACGAGTCTTCGCGGATGCTCAGGGATTCGATGCGGACTGAGGACGGCGCTAGGGTTCCGTTGAGCAAAAACTGGATGCTTGCAGCAGGGCATACGGCAACGAAATCGAACGCACCGGTCACTGGATTAGGCACAACGCCAACGCCGCTTGCGCCGAGCCTTACCCAGTAGACATCTGCAATGTCGCCAGACAATACGCCGCTCACTCTGTATCGACGGCCAACCGTAGCAGAAACGGCAAAAGTAAATCTCGGGTATGTGTCGCTGCTTCCTACCGGAGTGTTCGACATGGTGCGTGTTGCCGCAGTCCACTCGCCAGCAGACCCACCAGAGTCGGCAATCGTCGGCGTCGGCAACGCATCAATGTTGACCAACTCTGGCCCATACGGCGTCTTCAACGGCACCAGTGCCCCGCTTAGTGTGCGAGCCCCGCACATGATGCAAGACGCCTGAATCGCATCCCAGTTCGTCCGCGTGGGGTCGCCAGCAAACCCCGCGCTGTCGGCCTTGCACCCCCGCACAAACGCATCAATGGCCTGCGCGATGCCAACCTCCACGGCTGCCCCGCCATCGGCGGCGGCAACGCGGTTGAGATAATCAATAGCATCGGGGTCCGTTGGAAGCGGCTGGCCTCCGCGACGGGGATAGCCACCGGCGAATGCGTGCTGCCACGGGAGTTTGGGGGCGAGTGTTGGCATATCAGTAGTACCAGGCGAGATCGCCTTCCACGGCTGTCAGGTTAACTGGGTCGCTGGTGACCCAGAAGATCAACTCTGAGATAGAGCCAAGCGGTTTTTGCTGCGATGTGCCCGCATCAGTCTCACGGAATCCAATGTTGATGTTGCTTGCAAAAACATCGTCGGTCGGCCCGATGCCAGTAAGCGACTCCAATAAAGCACCGTTGAGTTTAGATTGAAATGTCGTAAGGCTGTTGATCGCAGCAGTGATGAGGAACCGCTCAGTGCTTGAAAAACTGGCTGAACTGTAACTTGCGCCTGCGGTGAAGATGTTTACGTCAGTGCTTTGAAACTCCAGATTGTTTCCATTGCCAACGCTTCGGATCTGCATGTGCGTGCCGGCCTTCACGCAAGCCACCGAAAGTTTGCTGACCGCTGCATTGAAATTTAATGGACTTCCTGCAAGCCGGTCATCTACCCCATCGAACAGCACGGCAGGCTTCCCGCCTTCTAGAATGACCACGCCACTGGCAACGATCTGCGGCTGGTAGCCTGCGGTGCTTTGGCTGGCATCTCTGCCATGCTGCGACTGGTCATGCCATGTTTTGACAAACCCATCCCCACCCCCGCACCACGCTGCCAGCGTCCCGTCGCTGACTTCGGTGCTGGTGAAATCCCGCTCCGCTGAGTCGGTGCTGCGGCGCACCGTGACCACGGGACCAACGTATGAGTTGGACAGCGACCGCAGGCTGTACGCTGCGGCGGCATTCGGTGCGTAGTCAAGCAGAAGCGGGAGTTTCTGCGGGACCAAGAGTCGGTTGTTCATCGGACTCATAGCGAGTACCTAACTGAGTAGGCTAGTGGTGTCACGCAGGGCGGCAAACTCAGCGTCTGTGAGTTCCTCTGCGGCGATTGCGCCGCTATTCGCCGCATCCAGCACGGCGATTGACCAGTAGCCTCTGTAGGCCATGCGGCCATCGGTCAGCGGCGTCACCGATGCAGTGCCGGGGTAAAGCAAGGCACGCAGCACCAGCGGGTCGTCAGTCTGATCACGCCCTCCGCAGATGCAGTCGATCATCTCGCTGTCAGGCCGACGCGGCGACTCAGGCAGCGGTGCGTGCATGGCCGGGTCGGCAAGCACAGCCTGCATCGTCTCAGCCGAGAAGGCGAAGACGCGGGGTGTCTTGTCAAACAGCGGGTACGGGTCGATGGGTTCTTCGATGTCTGGCATGGTTACAGTGCGTTGATGAGGTCGGTGATGGTTTCACGCTGGGTGGTGGTGGGCTGCACGCTGCCCGCAATAATCAACGAGGCGACGATGACTGTCTGAGGGTATCCAGATCCGACTATGGTCCCAGAGACTTTTGCGCCGCCTTCGACGTAGGTACTGTCGTTCAATCCCAAGTCCGTTGGGCCGCAATCCGTTGCCGCAGTCATCCCGTTCACTTTGTCCATCGTCTGTTCGACTTTGTTTTTCCACACCTTTTGCGAGTCGCCCATTTGATGCGCGACGATAAAATCTTCGGAAGCCTCCCAAGTGAACAGCGACGATCCGAAGCGAGGGCCACCTCCGATTGTGTTGGCAAAAGCCCACGTGATTTTTTCACCTGCGGTCAAGGCAGTGGCCCCGCACCCATTCATGCCATTGACAGATACGTCGCCAAGCGAGTACGGAGCGACCCGCGTAGTGTCAGCAAGGCTTTCCTGCGAGGCGATGTTTCTTCGGATGTAAAGCAACTCGTTCGCCGCAAGCACGGCGGCTATTGATGCAGTCCCGTACTGCGTACTCCCATCAAACGTCACCCCGCCGCTCCCCCATGTCGGAGAGTTCACCAGCGTCATGTTGTTGCTGGTCAGCCCGCCGAGCCCGTAGACCGTTGAGCCGGTGCCTGCGTTCTGCGCCGACTTCATCGGGTAGAAGCGGGCGTAGTTCCAGAGCCCCTGTGCCTTCAGGTAGGTAACAAGGTCTTCGATCTTGTTCAGATCGGGGATGCTCTTTGCACCGCTCGCCGCTGCGAAGGCCAGCACATCACTGTCCGTCGGCACCGTCTGCGATGCACCACCGAGAGCCTGCGGTGCGTAGGCGTGGTTGTACGGCAGTTTGGATTGCAGCCCGTAGTGCCATGCCATCTCGCCCTCTGCGAGTTCGCGTGACGCAGAAACGTCGGAGGGGTAGATCAGGACTTCGCTAATGGTGCCGGTGAAAAACTGACTAACAGACGGCTCGCCTTGCGCACCAATGTAGAGCGTCTTCGGCACCCAGTCGCCGTTTCCTTGATCTGTGTTTGTCTCGTAAGCAACGCCGTTGACAACTATTCTTGCTATGTCGTCTTGTATGCTGCCAATGCCAACGAGAATGTTTTTGTCTGGTGCAGCGTAGTTTTCTGGCGTTGCGGCTGTTTGCAAGACG